CACCAGCCGCACGCCTTACCTGCAGGAGCCGATGGATTGCCTGAGCAGCGAGAGCCCAGTGCAGCGTGTGGTGATGATGTTTGCAGCGCAGACGGGCAAGACGGAGGCCGGCAGCAACTGGCTGGGGTATGTGATCGACCATGCGCCGGGGCCGATGTTGTGCGTGCAGCCAACGATCGAGATGGCGAAGCGATTGAGCAAGCAACGGCTTGAGAGCATGATCAGTGAAACGCCTTGCTTGGCGGCCAAGATCGCACCGGCTCGGAGCAGGGACTCTGGCAACACGATGTTCAGCAAAGAATTCAGCGGCGGGATCATGCTGATGGCTGGTGCCAACTCCGCTACCGGCTTGCGATCGGCGCCATGCCGTTACCTGTTCGCCGATGAGGTGGATGCGTTTCCTGATGATGTGGATGGTGAGGGCAGCCCGCTGGCGCTGGCGGAGCGGAGGACTACCACATTCGCCAGGCGCAAGATCCTGATCACGTCTACGCCAACGGTGAAGGACTTCAGCACGATCGAGGCTGAGTATCTAAGGAGTGATCAGCGGCGGTTTTTTGTGCCATGCCCGAGCTGCGGTGAGATGCAATGGCTGAAGTGGGGCCAGCTGAAGTGGAAGGAAGCGAACCCTGAGACGGTGTTGTATGAATGTGAGCGCTGCAAAGAGCGCTGGCCGGATCGACACAAGCCGCAGCTGTTGGGTGCTGGTGAATGGCGAGCTACAGCACCGGCTGGTAATGGCAAGACGGCTGGGTTCCATCTGAGTGGGCTCTACAGCCCGCTGGGCTGGTGCAGCTGGGATCAGCTGGTGGATGACTTCCTACGGGCGAAGGGCGACGCACCAGCGCTGAAGGCGTTCGTCAACACCAGGCTGGCTGAGACCTGGGAGGAGGATTACAGCGCCAAGATCAACGCTGACGGCCTGATGGCCAAGCGCTTGGCGTATGAGCCGGGCAGCTGCCCTGAAGGCGTGGTGCTGCTGACTGCTGGCGTTGACGTGCAGGACAACAGGCTGGCGGTCAGTGTTTGGGGCTGGGGTGAGGGCGAGACGGGCTGGCTGGTGTGGCACCAGGAGCTGATGGGTGATCCAACCCAGACGGAAGTATGGGGGCAGTTGGATCAGGTGCTGGCTGCTGAGTGGGGGCAGCTGAAGGTGCGCCAGATGGCGATCGACTCTGGCGGCCACTGCACGCACGAGGTGTATCGCTACGTGCGCGATCGGGTTGGGCAGGGCGTGATTGCGATCAAGGGCAGCAGCAAGCGCAACAGTGCTGCAGTGGGCAAGGGCAGCAAGGTTGATGTGAACTGGCGGGGGAAGGTGATCAAGCGCGGCGTGACGCTTTACATGCTGGGCACTGACACGATCAAGACGACGCTATTCGGCCGGCTGCGGCACAACGAAGCAGCAGGCAGCTTGAATTTCGGCATGGCAGCTGATGAGGATTACTTCAAGCAGCTGACCAGCGAACGGCAGGCGTTGCGGTATCACCGCGGGTTTCCGATCCGCGAATGGGTGAAGAAAGCAGGCGATCGGAACGAAGCGCTTGATTGTGCGGTGTATGGCTACGCGGCGATGTTGGTGTTCAGCCGGAAGATGAACAAGGCAACGATGTGGGGCCAGCTGAAGGCTGAAATGGAAGGTGACAAGAAGCCGAAGCTAGGATCAAGGCAGAAGTCGCAGCCTGCGGCGTCAAGTTTCGTGAGCAGCTGGTGAGGCCGTGAACATCCCTGCGACGATCCGAGCCGGCGACACGGTGAAGTGGCGGGATGATGGCGGCCGCGACAATCTGGGCAACACGATCGACAGCAGCAGCTGGTCACTGACGTACTACTTGCGGACTAATACAGCAAGCGAAGGCGCGACGGTGACTGGCACGGCCTATGGGCTGGGCTGGGAGTTCACCATTTCAGCCGCCACCAGCGCTGCATTTAATGCTGGCGCGTGGTTTTGGCAGGCGGTAGCGGAGCAGGGCAGCGAGAAGGCGACCCTGGGCGCTGGTCAGCTTGAGGTGTTGGCGGCGCTGGAGTACAGCGGCACACCTGGTGCGTTTGATGGCCGCACACAGCTGCAGCAGGATCTTGACGCGGTGCAGGCTGCGATCCGCACATTGATCAGCGGCGGTGCTGTCAAGCAGTACAGCATCGGCGGCCGAAGCCTGACGAAGTATGAGCTGAGTGATCTGCTGGCCTTAGAAAGCCAGCTGAAAGCGCAGGTGAAGCGAGAGCAGGCTGCGCAGCTACAGGCCAATGGCCTGGGCAATCCCCACAACCTTTTTGTTCGCTTCTGATGGGCCTCCGCACGCAGCTGTTGAAAGCCTTCGGGTTCCGCCGGCCGCGGCGTCGGATGTATGAAGGCGCGAGGGTAAGCAGGCTTACAAGCGACTGGGTAGCGAGTGGCACCAGCGCCGATGCCGAAATCAACGGCAGCTTGAAACGGTTGCGCAATCGCAGCCGCCAGCTGGTGCGCGACAACGACTATGCGCGGCAGGCCGTGCGTGCGGTGCGCAACAACGTGATCGGCACTGGCGTGCGGTTGCAGGTACAGGTGCCGATGCAACGCGGCAGCGGCCGGCTTGATCACCAGGTGAACGATGCGATCGAGAAGGCGTGGCGGATGTGGGGGCGCAAGGAAACTTGCAACACCGCGGGCCGGTTGTGCTTCAGCGACATTGAGCGCCTTGCAGTTGGCGCTATGTGCGAATCGGGTGAGGTGTTCATCCGTATTGTGCGGCGGCCTTTTGGCGGCGGCAGCATCCCGATTGCGTTGGATGTGATCGAGGCTGACCTGCTCGACGATGAATACACAGGCGTTAGCACCACGCAGGGCAACGAGTGGCGCATGGGCATAGAGCTAGACCCATGGGGGCGGCCTGTGCAATATGCGTTTCTGACTAGCCATCCGGGTGATACGCCTTTTGCGCGGCCTGCTGCTAGCAGGCACCAGCTGATCCCAGCCAGTGAGATCATCCACCTCTATCTGCAGGAGCGGCCGGGCCAGACCAGAGGCGTGCCCTGGTTCTCATCTGCGATTAAGCGGATGCACCACCTTGCTGGGTACGAGGAAGCGGAGGTGATCCGCGCTCGCGCCAACAGCTCGCTGATGGGCTTCATCACCAGCCCTGAGGGCGAGCTGCAGGGTGATGAGGTTTACGACGGCGAGCGGGTGAGCAACTTCGAGCCTGGTGTCTTCAAGTATCTGGCGCCGGGCGAAACCGTCACGGTGCCGCAGCTCGATGCACCTGATGGGCAGTTCGAGCCGTTCTTGCGTGCGATGTTGCGTGCGATGGCCAGCGGGCTGGGCTGCAGCTATGAGACGATCAGCCGCGACTTCAGCCAGAGCAACTACAGCAGCAGCCGATTGAGCCTGCTGGAGGATCGCGATAACTGGCGTGCGCTTCAGAACTACATGATCGAGAACTTCCACCAGCCGATCTATGCGGCGTGGCTGGAGATGGCCGTATTGAGCGGCGTGCTGCCATTACCGAACTATGAAGCCAACCCTGAGCGGTATCTGAACGTGCGGTGGATGCCCCGCGGGTGGAGCTGGGTGGATCCGGCCAAGGAGGTGGATGCCTACGCGGCTGCGGTGCGCAATGGCTTCAAGACGTTGGCGGATGTGGTGGCTGAAGGTGGCGGCGATCTGCAGGATCTACTGCGTGCACGTAAGGCCGAGCTTGAGCTGATGGAGGAGATGGAGCTCACCTTCGACACAACGACCGGGATCGCTGAGGCTGAGCCGCCTGAGCAGGCTGCGCCTGTTCCATCTGAGCAACCCGACCCTGATGAGGAGGAGGATGATGAATCTGAATCGCCCCTATCCGAATGAGCATTCGGCTCGGCTGCATGATCCAGGCCAATACGACAGCCTGCGACGCGTAAACGATGACCTGGGCCGCGGCATCGACGCGATCTATGGCGTCAAAGACGAGACCACCGAACTGCAGGCCATCCGATTCGACGCTGCCCAGTTCAGTGCTGATGAGGCTCGCGCGTGGTTGGATGAGAATGGTTACGAGCCAATAGAGTTCGAGGAGGCAACCGGCAGAGCCATGGATGACATCTCGCGAGACCTAGAAGGTCAAATCCTTAAAAGGGCAGAGGTCACCGATTTCCAGGTGGCCGAAGGGGGTGGTGACCTTCAGGATCTGCTGCGTGCGCGGAAGGCTGAGCTGGAGCTGATGGAGGAGATGGAGCTCACCTTCGACACAACGACCGGGATCGCCGAGGCTGAGCCCCCTGAACAG